ATGTAGCACACTCGGAACAATCAGGAATTATAAAGTTTTTAGAAAAAGTGCTTGACACTTTCTAGAAAAATGGAGTATAATAACTCCACATTAACCACTACTATTATATAAGGAGTAAAAATATGGCAGTAGCAATAGGAAAAGCGTACTGGGCGAGCGTCACAGTACCTAATGAAACTTTTGAACCAGTCTACACAGTAGACCTAGTAATTAGTGATGAAGACGCTCAAGACTTTAGCTCAAGAGGAGTTAAGGTTAAAGACTTTTCATTAAAAGATGAAAGCGGTGAACCCCAATACATAGGGAAAGCTGTGACTATCAAAAGAAAAGTTAATGCTAAGAATGGCAAGAGACCTGCACCTAAACTCTATAATCTCAACAAAGAGCCTATGGATGTTACAGTAGGTAATGGTTCGGCAGTAAAAGTTCAATACAATGAGTTTGACTGGGATTACGCAGGCAAATCAGGTGTTAGCTTAGACTTCCAAGCTATGCAAGTGCTAGACTTAGTACCTATGAAGTCACAAGACGGAGACGAATTAAATCCGTTTGGTGACGGGGAGGAGTTCTAATGGCAAACGAAGAAGTAACGCTAGAAGAACTAGATAAACCTTTCATTACTATTGATGATGTACAAGTTTTCGTAGAAGATTTACCTGAAGAAGGTCAACAAATCTTCGGAAGACTTCAAAGACTGAATCAAAAGAAAGCTAATATTGTTTTAGACTTAGAAGAGTTACAAGCAGGTATTAATTTCTTTTCAAACAGAATCGTAGCATTATATAATGATGAAGAGTCTCCTTTGGAAGAAACTGAACTTGACGAAAGCACAGAAGAAAGTTAAGTTGTTTTAAAATTTGGCTAGACATTACTGTGTATAGTGTCTAGCCTTTTTTATGGAAGATATATGAATAATAAACTAAGTCCTTTTTACAAAACACATCAACCTTGCCCTGACTGTAACAGTAGTGATGCTCTTTGCATCAATGAGGACAGGTCAACTAAGTGTTTTAGTTGTGGAAAGTTTACACCTAAACCTAAGAACATTGTACCTATGAATAATAATTATACTAAACCACCAACACCTCCAACAGAAACAGTACATAGTGGTACATACGCACCTCTTACAGATAGAAGTATATTAAAAGAGACTGCTATGAAGTACGGAGTTAAAGTTGTGTATGACTCTCAAGGAGTCTTGGCTCAACACAGATACCCTTACCACATAAACAATGAACAAACAGGTACAAAGATAAGATACGTTAAAGATAAAAACTTTAAGTTTGAAGGTACGACAACAGGCACAGGTCTGTTTGGTCAGCAACTCTTTAAAGAAGGCGGTAAATACTTGACGATAGTTGAAGGCGAATGTGATGCAATGGCAGCTTATGAATTACTTGGTAGTAAGTGGGCAGTAGTATCAATAAAAAATGGAGTTCAAGGTGCGGTCAGAGACATCAAAGAAAATATAGAATACGTAGAAAGCTTTGATAATGTAGTCATTTGTTTTGACAATGACAAGCATGGTATAGAAGCATCACAGAAAGTAGCAAGTATTATTAAACCACGTAAGGCTAAAATACTTTCTATTCCTAATGGGTGTAAAGATGCTAACGATATGCTTCGTAAAAACCTTCACAAAGAATTTACTCAAGCTTGGTGGGATGCTAAAGTCTTTACACCTAGTGGTATCATTCGAGTCTCTGAGAAGCAAGAAGACTTTCTTAATAGAGAGAAGAAAAGTAGTGTACCTTATCCTTGGCATGGTCTTAATAAAAAATTAATAGGCTTACGTCAGTCTGAATTGTTAACTTTAACTGGAGGTACAGGCTTGGGTAAGTCTTCTGTCACTAGGGAGTTAGAGCATTGGCTTATACATCAAACAGAGGATAACGTAGGAGTCATAGCCTTAGAAGAAGATTGGAGAAGAACAGTAGACGGCATCTTATCTATTGAAGCTAATGACAGGCTTTATATTGACGACATAAGAGATAAATATAAAGAGCAAGACTTAGTTAAAATGTTTAATAAAACTTTTGACCACGACAAAGTATTTATTCATGCTCACTTTGGTACAAATGATATTGAAGATATATTTTCTAAGCTTCGTTATCTTATTGTAGGATGTGATTGTCGTTGGGTTATAGTTGACCATTTACACATGTTAGTTTCTGCAACTACAGAGGGTGATGAACGTAGAGCAATTGATTCTATTATGACTAGGCTTAGAAGTTTAGTTGAAGAGACAGGTGCAGGTATTATACTTGTCTCTCACTTACGTAGAGTGCAGGGTGATAAAGGGCACGAGAATGGAGTGAACGTAAGCTTATCACATCTAAGAGGTTCTAATGCAATTGCTCAACTATCGGATTGCGTGATAGCTTTAGAAAGGAATCAACAAGCGGATGATGAATTAGAATCTAGAACTACAAGATTGCGTGTACTTAAGTCACGTTACACAGGAGATGTAGGGTTAGCAACTGCATTAGTTTATGATAAAGATACAGGTAGATTGTCTGAGTACGAAGATACAGAAATGTTGAATAGTTTTAGTTCAGATGATATCATACCCTTTTAGGGAGGACTTATGGAGTTAGTATTTGATATAGAAACAGATGATTTAAATGCCACAGAGATACATTGTATTGTAGCAATAGATGAAAACAATAAACAATATACCTTTGACATTATAGATAATAATATTTTAGAAGGTCTTAACTTCTTAGCAGAAGCAAACAAACTTATTGGTCATAATATTATAGGCTTTGACATCCCAGTAATTAAAAAACTACATGGTATTGACCTGTGGAATAAAGATAAAGTCATAGATACTTTAGTTCTGTCTCGGCTTTTAAATCCTGTTAGAGAGAAAGGACATTCATTAAAAGTTTGGGGTTCTAAATTAGGCATGGCAAAAGACCTACCTCCTGAAGACTTCCATATTTATACTAAAGATACTTTAAAGTATTGTTTAAAAGATGTAGTTCTAAATAAACTTTTATTTGAATATCTTAAAAAAGAATCAGCAGGATTCTCTAAAGAAAGTATAGACTTAGAACACCAAGTAACTTATGTTCTAGAAGAGCAAAGAAAGCATGGATTTAAAATTGATATTGAGTACGCAACAACTTTATTAGCAGAACTAAATTGTAAGATAAAGAAAGTACAAGACGAAGTACATAGAACTTTCAAGCCTAAATGGGTTGACAAAAAAGAAGTAATTCCTAAATTAAAAAAAGACGGAACACTTTCTAAATCAGGTTTAACGGAGTATGAGTTTGAAGAAATACAAACATCAAGAAACATGAAACCTTTTATGAGAAAAGAGTTAGTAGAATTTAACTTAGGTTCTCGTAAACAGATTGGTGAATACTTAATTAGTTTTGGTTGGAAGCCTAAAAAGTTTACACCTACAGGTCAACCCATTGTTGATGAAGGTACATTAAAAAATATTACTCACATTAAAGAAGCTAAACTAATAGCAGACTTTTTATTATATCAAAAAAGAATTGCACAAATTAGTTCATGGTTAGATTCCGTAGCAGATGATGATAGAGTACATGGTTCAGTATTATCTACAGGTGCAATTACAGGTAGAATGGCACACAGAAACCCTAACATGGCTCAAGTTCCTAGCGTAAGCAGTCCTTATGGTAAAGAATGTAGAGCCTGTTGGGTAGTAGATAAAGGGAACAAGCTAGTAGGTATAGATGCTAGTGGTTTAGAATTAAGATTGTTAGCACACTATATGGCTGACGAGGAGTATATAAATGAAATTATCAACGGAGATATTCACACAACTAACCAAAGGTCTGCAGGACTTGAATCAAGAAATCAGAGTAAGACATTCATCTACGCACTTATTTACGGGGCGGGAGACTCAAAGCTTGGTTCAATCGTGCAAGGAAGTAGAGAGCAAGGTAAACAACTTAGAGAATCTTTTATCAATAATAACCCTGCATTTAAAACTCTTAGAGACAGAGTTGAACGAGCGTCTGCAAGAGGATACTTGAAAGGATTAGACGGACGTAAGATATTTATTAGGCATAAGCACTCGGCTTTGAATACTTTGTTACAAGGAGCAGGTGCAATAGTTATGAAAAAAGCTTTAATTATTTTATCGGATATGTTAGAATTACAAACTATCCCTGCTAAAATAGTTGCTAACATTCATGACGAATGGCAGATAGAAGTACCTGAGTCCCATGCAAATGGGGTAGGTGCATTAGCAGTTAGATGTATAGAACAAGCATCTAAGGAATATAACTTAAGATGTCCGTTAACGGGCGAATTTAATATAGGAGACAGTTGGTATGAAACCCACTAAAGAAAAAGAATATAATTGGAGTTATAGCAGAACAAATTCTAAAGGTGAAGTTATTTTTAGACACGACACAGAAGAAGATTTTAATTTTGTTACAGCTTTTTTAGATAAAAAAAATATTGAGTATGAAAAGAAAATGGGAGGTAGTATGCTGTGGATTCATTATAAAGATGAAACATATTCTTATTATCCTACAACCGGAAGGTGGCAAACGAAAAGGAATCATTTTTTAGGACATTATCATTCCAAGGGAATAGAAGATTTTTATACAAGGTTTTTACTTCCTAAACAAGAGTTTACTCTTGAGGAAACTATAGAAAGTGTTGAAAAGATTTTAAATAAAAATGAAATTGACTTTGTTAGGAAAGGTAATACTGTACTACTAACAACTAAACTTGTACCAAGAAAAGATGGTAAGGGTAACAGAAAACAATATGCATATTCCTACACAATAGGAACAGGCAAATGGAAACCTATCAGAGAAGATAAAGAAGGTATGTATAAAGACGTAGAGTATAAGTCTGGAGGCATAGAATGGTTTTTAAAAAAACATTTCCTAGATTTGAGAACAAACCCAACATTTACATGAGAGTATATTATGAAACCCACTAAAAAAGATAGAAAGAAATTTGATTTAGATTTACAATATGGTAGCATTCGTGAGGATAAAATAGCAGACATGCTTACCAATAAAAAAATAGAAGTTAAATCAGAAAGAGATATTTGGCAGAAGTCAGGTAACATTTGTATAGAATATGAATCATGGGGTAAACCTTCAGGCATCAGAGCAACTGAGTCTGATTACTGGTTTCATAACCTGTGTATAGGTAAAGACGAGTACTGCACTCTTGTTTTCCATACAGATACTCTCAGAAAGATAGTCGATAAACTAGATACTTTTAAAACTGTATCGGGTGGAGATAACAATGCGAGTCGTATGTTCTTAGTGAACTTACAAAAACTATTCTCGTCAGATGTTATCAAAGCTTTTAAAGAAATTAAAGATGAAAAAGAAACAGACAAAAAAGAAGTTGCCTAAACTAGATACTCTTGTAGAAGATATCTATAAAACTATAGGAGTTTTATCGGAAGATAAAGCTATTAAAATATCAGACGAAGACTATGAAAAGTTTGGTCAGGAAATGTCTGATGCTTTAAGAGGTTGGGCAACCCCACAACCTAGACCTAAAAGCGGTTTAAGAATGTCTAATATTGGTAGACCTCTACGTAGACTATGGTATGATTTAAACTTATCAGAGGAACATCAAGAGAAGATAGATGCCCCTACATTCATTAAGTTTTTGTATGGACATTTACTTGAGGTTTTACTTTTATTCTTTGTTCGTCTTTCAGGGCACGTTGTATCCGGAGAACAAAAAGAAGTATCAGTTAAAGGTATTAAAGGACATATGGATTCTATCATAGACGGAGAAGTTATTGATGTTAAGACTGCATCAGGGTTTGCGTTTAAGAAGTTTAAAGAAGGTACGCTTGCACAGAACGATAGCTTCGGATATCTTTCACAGTTAGCAGGGTATGAAGAAGCAGAGAAGACTTCTAATGGTGGTTTCTTAGTTATGAATAAAGAAACAGGAGAATTAACTACCTTTATTCCTGACGATTTAGAGAAGCCAAACATTGTTCATAAAATAAAAGAAGTTAAAAAGGCTATTGCTCTTGACAACCCTCCTGACAGATGCTATAATGTTATAGCGGAGGGTGTTTCGGGTAACATGAAATTACCAATGGGATGTAACTATTGTCCTCATAAATTTACATGTTATTCAGATGCTAATGAAGGTAAAGGGTTACGAACATTCGCATATGCAAAAGGTAATGTATATTTAACTAAGGTAGAGAAGCTACCAAACGTAAAGGAAATAATATGAATGGTAGACAAGCTAAGAAATTACGAAGAAAAGCTAAAGACTTAACAGTTGAGTGGATTCAGTCTCTATTACCTGACCACGAAGCATCTAAAATAAACTTACAAAACTTTGAAGACTACATGCCTGAACAGACACATGTATATGCTAATCAAAAAATAATGCTATCTTCATTCTCTCAGAAGTGGTTTAATCAAAAATTAAAAAAGGAATTTTATGAAAAGAGGTTATCGAAAGCCACGAAAAATTAGACCTACTGAAAAGAATCTTCCTAAAGGATATGATTCAGGGTGGGAATATACATTACACCAAGATGTTTTATCAAAGTGGTCACACCATTCTGATAAGATTCCTTATGTTATAGAGCATAAGTATGAACCTGACTTTACAAAAACTATTAATGGTATAGAATACCTATTAGAAGCTAAAGGTAGGTTTTGGGATTACAACGAATATAATAAGTACGTTTGGATACGTAAGTCTCTTAAGCCTAAACAAGAGTTAGTCTTTTTGTTTTCTAGTCCTAGTTCTCCTATGCCACAAGCTAAGAGAAGAAAAGACGGAAGTAAAAGAAGCCATGCAGAGTGTGCAGAAAAAAATAAATTTAGGTG